TCCCGGTCTACAATCAATAATCGTTTGATTGCCAGTTGTTGTATTTAAATACAACTGAGCTTCAATTGTAAAATCACCAGCATTAAACTGAACAAAAGAGCCATTTGGGAACCTTAAATAATCCCCATTTCCATCAAACGACATAGAACTACCACCAAACTTACTCTGTGTCGTGCTTATCTGCGCGTTGCCTACTGTCTCTAGCACGTTCTTGGCAGTAGCGTCTGTGATGCCAGCGTTGGTGAAGTTGAGCAGTAATACTGTATTTGTTATGTTAGTCGGAGGTGCGGTAGGCACAGAAATGCTTGTGTAGCCCGTACCATTCATTAAGCGCAAACCACTGATGTAGCCAGTAAGGACAGACTCATCTCCGTTTTCGTCAGCACCAATACTTAAATTGTTGCCTGTGTAATCCATCGTGTCGTTGCGCGAGGCTTGAGCAACATTGACACCGTTCAAAAACATTTTGAGATTATTGCTACCAGTACCGCTTCTTGTGACAGCTATGTGATTCCAAGAATTTACGTTTATTGCGGTAGAAGACGTTATGGCAAAGCCACCGGGAGGCACAGCAAAATAAAAAAATGGAAATCTTGATGAATCAATAGCTATAGACCAATCTGAAGTAGTTCCATATTCACCAGTACCTACTACAGTTGCTCCTTGAGCGCTTGGCGCGGCAGTCAAGTAAACCCACGCCTCAAACGTAAAGTCTGTATTAACCCCCGGCAAGAATTGAGAACTTGCTGGAACACTTAAGTAATCCCCCGTTCCATCAAAATACCCACTACCACCTACAGTAGCTGCGCTGTATGCAGCAGTAGGAGCGAATGGGCTGAAGGCTTGGACGGATGTATCTCCGTTGCGAGTGATAGCAAATGCGTTGGTGCTGTTGTCAATGAAGCGGTTGCTTTGGCAAGTTAGCAAAACCGTATTTGTAACCGCAGTTAATGGAGTCGTTGGAACAGTAATTGTTGTTCCGGAATAAATCCCAGCTCCCTTTATTATTCGAGCATTGCTTATGTATCCGTTAAATGGATTTGTGCCGGTATTTGAACCGCCTATGTAATACTGCCTTGTCGATGTGCTTGATGTGTCGCTAAAGTTATTTGTTCGTGTGCCATTCACATAAACGCTCGTAGTTCCAGAAGTTCTAGAAACAGCAATATGAAACCATTGCTTTGTAGCAGCAGAAATTCCCGTATCTTGTACAGAACCGTTGTAATACTGAAAAGTATTTGCAGGACTAAAGCCTATGTCGATATTGTTCATATCCCCACCGCCAAACAATATTCGTTGCGCGGTACTTGCTAATGGATATACCCAACATTCCAACGTAAAGTCGCCGGTTCCAAAACCAAAATCGGCACTACTTGGCGCACTCAAGTAATCACCTGACCCGTCAAAATAATTACTCCACCCCGTCTGACTAAACGGTGAGAACGTACCCTGCGTCGTGTTGCCGTTGCGAGTAATCGTGAAGTTATTGGTAGACGAGTCTAGGAACGTGTTGTTCTGCGCTCCGTTCGTACCGTTACCGGGAAGCAGTAGCGTTACTAGATTGAAATAGACATCAGTAATTGCTGATGAGACAGCACCCAACAGCATTGACATAATCCCACTCATGTCAGCCCCTTAGCTTACGTTGCCAGTTACAACACAGACCGTACCGCTAATGAACAAAACTGTAGCTACACCCCTAGTCGCTAGTGTCATCGTATCCTTATCTGTATTCGTTCCAGCAATGTAAGCTGTCGTAATCGAGCAGGTAATCGTGATATTGCCTGTCGTATTGTTAAAGATAGAAACAATGTCACCAGCAGAGAACGTGCTGTTAGGAATCGTAATTGACCCGCTAGTACCAACACCAACAAACTCACCGATGTCAGTCAAAGCTAATGTATAGCTTGTAGTCTTATCCGATCCTGACTGCGGAACATTCCGATAGCCGAGTGTCGAAGCATCAGGTGGCAAGGTATAAGTGTTCGTTCCAGCAATAGCCGGAGCATTTAACGTAGCTGATCCTGACGTAGAGCCAGCTAGTTTCAGACGAGTCGAGTTAAACGTCTGATCTGCTGTAAACGTCGTAGCAGTACCCGGAGCTACATAGTCTGTACCAGCACTCGCATTAGCTAATGCGCCGCCAGAGTTTGCTTTCAGAATTGCTGTGCCGGATGGTGGAGCTAGATAATCCGTACCAGCAGTCGCAGCAGTAAAGGCCGATGTGCCGTTACCTTTCAACACGCCAGTTAGTGTCGTAGTCCCTGTGCCGCCGTTGCCTACCGGCAGTGTGCCAGTCACTTGAGTGGCCAGGTTAACCGAGCCTGCAATTGTTTTTAGCTGACCATTCGCATCAAACGTACCGTCGGTTGTCCAGGTATCGCCAACCGCCAGCGTTACTTTAGCAATCGTGCGTTGCGTTGCGTTGTTGTCGTACTTAATGAAGATCGTTACTGCGGCAGTATCACCGTTATAGATCGTGATGTCTTTCACGACGCGGCGATTAGTGCCTGTAGGTGCAGGCACGACCGTTACATCGGTCGAACCGTTCAACGCACCATCCGTTGCGCCTTCCGTAATGCCCGACCCCGCGTTGTCCGCGTAGGTCGATACAAATGTCGGATTCGTTGTGGCCGCCGAGGTGGACATTGCCACCTGAATGCTGATCGCGGTGCCGTCTAAAACTAGCGTTTTCATGCTTTACCTCTCAAGATAAAAACCAAGCGTAAGCGCCGCCATCACCCGATCCGCCGCCTGTTGATGCAATCGTAATTGAACCCGCACCGTTGGTCACGCTAATTCCGGTGCCGGCGGTTATCGTGTTCTTTGCCCACAAACTGGTCGACTCGTTGTAGATCAACACCTGACCGTTCGTTGGGTTCTGCGCCGAGACGTTGTGCAACTCGTCAAGTTCGTAACCGTTCTGCACGCGAACGTACAGTCGGCCATTGCCTGCATTAGCCCGCTCGACCACACCGATGTACACCAAATGATTCGGTGCATACGGCTTGATGTTTGTTAGTGTGCCGGCCGTTGCGCCGACATACAACGTATCGCCAGGCGAAAAGGCCGCTAAATTCAAACCGTCTTGCACACCCTGGCATAAAATCATGCCGGCCTGACCGGCCGCAATGTTTTCCGCGCAAACACCCAAGGTTTTAGCAGACGTCGCGTCGCCAGAGTTACTCGCCAACTTGACCGTCATCCGATCACCCGCAGCCGAAAACATATAGACCGGCTGCCCCTTGTTGATCGTTACCGCCTCGTCGTTTGTTGCGTATGCGTAGAGCGTCTGCCCAATGTCTGCGGCGACACTGGTAGTAAGGCCAACAGACAGTGTTTTTTGTGTGCTGTCCCAATACAGACGACCTTCTGCATTGCTGACTGTGGGCGTAATATCAAAATCAATGTAGTTGGCAACGCCCAACGACGACACACCAGAAATATCGCCGGCATCAGAGACAGTCACCGTCGAGTTTTGGATCAGTTTGCCTGTCGTGGTATCAAACCGTGCAATCGCGTTGTCTGTTGCTGACGATGGGCCGACCACATCGCCTGAACCTGCTGGTGTTCCCCACGATGCGTTCGATCCATCCGTCGTTAAGAACTTACCTGCATTGCCCGACTGATCCGGCAGACTTGCACCACCACCGCCACCACCAGATGCGCCTTGATTGATGATGATCTTTAAGCGATCCGCGATATCTGGCGGCAACACTTCGCCTGCATTGATCTGACGACCGTTCGACAACTCGATAACCAAGCTGTTATCGAAGTCCAAGAACACGTTTGTTACCGATACGCCGTCTTGACCGTCAACACCATTGACGCCGTCCTTACCATCGCGACCTGGGCGACCATCTTTACCGTCTTTACCTGCCTTACCTGGCTCGCCATCTTTGCCATCACGACCATCGATACCGTCTTGACCGTCTTTGATGTTGGCAATGCGTTGTTCTAGCTTCGTTCCAACGCTATCGAACCGGCCACGGATGTCCGACTCGACTTTTTTGAGTGCTTGAACGACTAAATCGACATTCTTGGCGATCTTCTGCTTCTGAAGGTCTTTGCTCTCGCGGATCGACTGCTGAATGGACGCTAACGCGGCGAGTTTTTCCTCGTCGGTCATCTCATTTAAGTTCGGGAGTAGACTCATTTCAACTCTCCCGCCAACGATTCAAGGAAATCATCCTCAATCTTGCTCAGATTCTCTCGTTTCGTCTCCATTTGCAGCTCAACGATCTTCGATTTGTTCTTGATGTCGGCTTCTTTCAACATCAATTCCGCAATCTTGACCCGTTTGTCGAACTCTTTGCTCGCCAACTCATCGTTGTTCGGCAAATTCTGCGTATTGGCCGCCATAATCTTCGCTTCGGCCTCTACCGGCTTCAATCGGGCCTCGATCAACGTCTTCGTGGCCTCCGCACGGTTCTGTTCGGCCTGCGTCTGATTGACCGCGATCTGCGCTTGCGCTGCTTCCACCGCCAGTTGCTGCTGCATCTGCTGCATCTGCTGCTGCTCTGGGTTCGGTTGGGCCATCTGCGTCAACGATTCCATCAACTCCATGCGGTTTGACAGTGAGCTGTTGGCAACGATGCCCTTCAGAATCAACGGCAGCACCGGTGTGTCAGGGCCGAGCGTCTGCAAGAGCGCAATGAACTGCGCCTGCTCGTACTCACGCGCAATGATGCCCAGCGTTGCGGTCGGGATGAAGTTCATATCGACCGACGGATACCGCTCGGGGTCGAACTGCATGTACCTAAACGACGCCTTCTTGATGAACGGCATCAAGAAATCTTCTTGGAAGTTGACCAGTGTGCGCTTGTACTTCTTGATGATCGAAGCAACGGCCATCGACATGCCCGCATTGCCGCCATCCCGCGCCACTTGACTGACCATACCTTGGCTGTCCAACGTGCCTGTTGCCTGCAACAGCATCGTCTCAAACCGCTGGGCAGTGGCCAGATTGTCGTTCGACGTCTGACCAAACTTAAACGGGAACAGAATCTCGTTCGGGTTGCCGTTGGTTAGAATCGCCTTGCCCGGACGCACTTCAAACTTCGCACCGCGCGGCAGACGCGTGGCATCCATCGCCATCATCGGGGCTGACGTCAACGCCAAACCATCCAGGTGCGAGCGCACTTCGGCGTCAATCGCCTTCTGCATGTTGTACGCCTTCTCGACCGTCCCACGGCCCAGCAGACGATTCGGCACCGTATCATCTTGATAGGACAGCACAGGGCGATCCTTCATCATGTACGGGTTCTCTTCGGCCTTCAACAGCATCCCGTCGTTGCCGATCACAACGATCGCCTCGACCATGTCCTGATAATCTTCCGCCGCCGACTCTTCGGGGAACAGCTCGACCACGTCTTTGTCGTTGCCGGTCAGATACTCGCGCGGCACCAAGCCGTAGTAGGTCAGGAGCTTGACCTTCTCATCCTGATAATGACTGATCTCTTGCGTGGGCTCCAGATCAGTATCTTCGTAGGTCGGCGTGATGTTGACCTTGCGGTAGATACCGCGCTCGATGTTCTTGACCACCTTGTGGATCGAGACGTACTTCTCAATCGCCACGCCCATGCAATCGTCGATCGTCGTGCCGTTGGGGTCAAACAAGAAGTTCTTCGGGTTCACCGGCACCAACTTGACCGACACGCGCGGCTTCTCAACCACACCAATCGCCGCCTGACCCATTTGGCCAGGAATCGCCTGCGTGGCGGGAATGTATTCCTTCTCCATGCCAACGACGATCTCGCCGATGCCGGTGCCATAGATTTCAGCTAACAACTCGATGTGGTCGATAGCTTTCCTGATCTTGTCCTTCTTGAAGTCTTCCATCAACTGGCGCTTTAGCATCTCCACGTCCAGTGGGCTGCCGTCGATGTCCTTCAAGTCGTCTTCGATGTCGAAGTATTCGCCCGAGCCAAAGATCGCTTCCATGATCTCGGCGTGGCGTGTCTCCACCGCCTGCTGCGTCATCGGTGTGACTAGGCGGGAGCGTTCGGAGTCGCGGGTCTTGTCTTCGACTGCCCATTCGCCACGGAAGATACGTTCGTATTCTTCCCAGCTCGGCAGGAAATTGATGTCTCGGTAGGTACGCCACCGATCACAATGGTCGGTAACAAAAGCAACTAACTCTTTATCGGCCTCATCCGGCTGATCAAAGTCGTTTTGATCCATCTCACACTCCAGCGATCACGTCGATTGGTTCCCAATCATCATCCGCGTCGTCCGCAAAGTAAGAGGTTACGGCCAACTGGTCTATGTAGGACAATGCATCGGGCAGGTCATCATGCACGCCCTGCGCAGGGAACAACAGCAGTTGGTCGAGGAATGTCTCCCAGTCGCCGTCTTCGTTTAGCACGATCCTGCCATGCTCGAAGCGACCCTGGAGTCCCCAGATTATCCGGTCGGCTTTTTTTCGGTTGCCATGCGTCAGGTCAACTATGTGCGAATATACATTATTCTTCCGCATTAAGTCACTCAAATACGGCAAAACCGCGTTCTTTAGCGCCCCGCGCTCGATCCCCACACTCAAGGGCCGGTAGTCGCGCATGGCCATCAGAATCTTCGCGGCCGTCTCCCGGATGTCCCAGCGCCCGTGCCAAATCTCCTTGACCCACCACGTCCCGTCTTCGGTCACCTTCACAATCGCTATCGCCGACTCGTCCAGCCGCTTTTTCGAATTCGCCGCCTGCTTGGCCACCTCTTCAAACCCGGCCAAGTCCACCGCCACATAGTAGCTACCGTACTGCGGCTCGTCGCTGTACTTGATCCAGTCTTCCTTGAACACGTCCGAACCCGCGTTGTCGAAGCTGGCCATGTATTCTTGCTTAAATGCAAAGCTCGACAGCGTCTTTTTCGCCGACTCAATCTCCGTCGGGTCGATTAACGGGTTGTCCTTGGTCGTGAAGTGCCAGCTCTTCCAGTCGCTGTCTTGCTCGGTCTGCCCCAACTTGTACAAGTCATGGAACCAATTGCGGCCCTTGGGCGTGCCAATGAACAACCCACGCCCTTTCCTGTCTGACAAGGACGCCCGGATGACCTGCTCCCATGCCTCGGGCTTGATATCCGCCACCTCATCCAATACGGCGTAGGTCAAGCTAACCCCCCGCAGCGTATCCGGCCGGTCGGCGCCCCTGACATAAATCGTCGCACCGTTAATTAGCGTGATGTCCTGGTTGTTGATGTGACTGTTGGCGATGATGTCTTTGCCCAGATCGAGCAAGACGTTCCAGATAATCTGCCGCGCCTGGCCCTGGGTCGGTGCGACGTACAGCACGGCTGATCCCGGCGGGCAGCGCAGGCCTTCGATTAACAGCGTGGTCGCCGCCAGTCTCGATTTACCACACCGGCGACCGGCCGCGACGACTTTGAAGCGCGTCTGGTCGGAGAAGACCGTCTGCTGCCACGGCAACAGCTGAAAGTTCAAGTCAGCCATCGGTTGGCGTCTCCATCTCCAGCGTCAGCGGCTCGGTGGCGCTGGGTGCGCCGATCTGGAGCGGGATGCCGTCCAGTCCTGTGATATTGATGGTCACGGCGCTGCGCTGGCCGTTACCTTTTTCGAACATGCTCATGGGCAGTGTGCGGTCGACGCACATCTTTAGCGCCGCCATCTGGCCAGGGTGGCCGTCTTCAAGAGCTATGTCGATGATCTTCTGCACGACCGCCTTGCCGCGCCCCTCGACCATCATCTTGCGCAACTCCTTCAACTTCTGACTCTCGGTCATCGGCAGTTTGCGCGGGGCTTTGTATTCCGTTGCCATCGCTTTTTCTCCAGTTGGAAAGCTCACGGGCATTGTAGCCATTTTTGCTTTTTTTGTGGGGTGGAGGCACCCGCAAATTTTAATCTGACCGACCACCCCCTCCCCCCCATCAATGTTGCCAAAAAAGCAAGCAGTCGATAGCCAATGGCTACCAGCAGGCGGCCGCGGGCATTTTACATAATGCGGGTTATGAAGACATGATGCGCAGGCGATTGACGCAGACTATTGGGGATAGAACCAGGCTATTGATTGCCAGGGGCTGATAGCTTTTTATCTTTTTGGTAACAGATGAGGGTGAGCGGGTGCATTTTGCAGACACCTGTACGGCCGCAAGCCTATATATCAAAAACCCCTATTTGTCGGAAAGGCTCATATCCGAAAGTAATATTTCTAATTTGTCATCACTTTTGACGCCGGCGTTATACAGTACTTGGTAACAATTCAAAACAACGTCGAGCCCTTTTGTAATATTTCCGGCGCCAGCGGCCGCCAATATTCCGAGTTGTTTTTCCGTCAATTTTCTTTGGAATCTTTTCGGCGTCAATGTAGGCGGTTTTGGCATGTTGTCACTTTAGCATGAGGGCAATGCGGGCAATGCGGGCAATGCCTTTTTAATCGCTGCCGCTCCAACTGTTAAATGCGCGGCCGTGCAAAATTTCACAATCTAGCCCTATTTTATATATTTTCACTGACATCTGAAAATTGATTGCCCTCATTGCCCGCAACGCATCAAAACGTAGAGCTGGCGCGGCTTTTCGTGCGGGCAATTTGTCCCAAAACCATTGCCCGCATCATTGCCCGCATTGCCCGCAAACCCTTACACTTTCCAGGGCTATTCAAAAAAATGTAAAATATTCCTTGACAGTCTAATTTTGTATGCTATCCTGCGCATGTAACACAATTCTTTACACAACAAAACATAGGGGTTATCAAATGAGCACAAAACCTACCGTTGGCCAGAAGATCAAAATCCACGTTTACGGCCGCCTGCAGACTGTCACTGTATTGGCCGTGCATAAATTCGGCACTATCGACGTCGAAACCGAATCCGGCGCGTGCTACCGCGTGTCGGGCCTGTCATTCATCTAAGGGGCCGCGCATGAAACAAACAATTCTCGAAATCCTACTAGGAACCCTTGTTTTTCTGTACCTGTGGGCTTTTCTTTTCGTTTTAATGTCATTCTAAAAACCTGTAATAAGGGATCCGACCAATGAAAACCGTACACCTAACCCTAAAATCGAACAATGTTAAAACCGGCCCGATACCGGTATCGACGACATCGGCGCTATCGTGTCCGAGCGCGTGCCCGCTCAAAAGCGGCGGATGTTACGCCGACGGCGGCCCGCTTGCGCTGCATTGGCGCGCGGTCACGGCCGGCGACCGCGGCATGCAATGGACCGAATTCTGCGACGCGATCGCACAATTACCGGCCGGCCAATTGTGGCGCCACAATCAAGCCGGTGATTTACCAGGCTTAGACAATTCGATTAATCCGGCCGCGCTCGAAATGCTAGTGGCGGCCAATGCCGGCCGCCGTGGCTTTACTTACACCCACAAACCCGCCACGGCCGACAACCTGGCACAAATTAAAGCGGCCAACGCGGCCGGCTTTACGATCAATCTATCAGCCAACGATTTAGCGCACGCCGATGCGCTCGCTGATACCGGCGCCGGCCCCGTCGTCACAATTCTACCGATCGACGCCGGCGCCAAAAACCGCACGCCGGCCGGCCGCCTGGTCGTCACTTGCCCCGCGCAGCTGCGCGATGATATCAGCTGCGCGGATTGTCAATTGTGCGCACGGGCCGACCGGCCGACGATCGTCGGCTTTTTGGCCCACGGATCCGGCGCCAAAAAAGCGGAAAAAGTATTTTTCATGCAAAAGGCGGCCTAATATGAAAACAATAACCGCTAAATATGATGGCTTTTGCGCCGCTACCGGCGCGCGGATCCTACCAGGCGACGTCATTCAATGGAAACGCGGCCGCTCGGTCCTATTGCAGCGCCGAGCGGCCAAAATCGACACGGTGACGCTGATCGGCGAGCATGGCCCGCGTGATTATTACCGCAACGCGCGCGGCCGCTGCATTGATGCGCCCTGTTGCGGATGTTGCACAATCTAAACTTAAACGGAGGGTAAACAATGGCCTATACACTAAAGCGCTCAATCAACGGATTAACGCATGATGATATCCGGCGGATATATGAGCAAAATCTCAATATGACACTCAAAGAATTGTCGAACCTAACGGGCTATGCAATCCCGTATCTTAAAAAAATACTAATGGAGGGTTAACATTATGCAAACAATAGTTATCGACGGAACAACCTATAAAGTGAAATTTGATCGGGATCCTATCGAATTAGCCAAAGCGGCCCGCAAACCCTATCGGCCGAAAAAGCCCAAAGATATACGCAAATTTCCGACGTATACGCCGGCCGTATCGACGGCCGAATATATCAAGCGGTTCGACTCGCTCAATTTCCTGCAGGCGGTCCAATACACCGGCGCAAGCGCTGAAACGGCCGCTCAGTACGATTCGACAATTCCACTATTCGAGGTTTTTAATGACGATTAATCGGTATACGCGGGCCGGCGCAGGCGGCCGCTTAATCGCCTGCCCGCGCTGTAGTGGCCAGACGCGCGTTTTTCACTTTAGCTGGAGCGCGCTCAAGTGTCAGATATGCGGCGCATTTTCCAGTAAAAACGAATTCAAACTATTACCGAAAGGGTGAACAAATGAATGAAGCGAGAAAAGATGCGGCCGCTGTCGCCGGCGCTCGGCGGCCCTATGCCCACTATTTGGAGCGCGTCGAACAATCAATAGCCGATATCGAGTTAACGTGCTGGTATGATTTTGAACCGGCCGATCGGTCGGTAGGTCTACCGGCTACCGCTTGGCTAATACATGCGCGGCCGGCCGGTTCACCCTGCGATATCGCCGATATTCTCGATTCGCGCGTGATCAAGCGCCTGGAGCGCGAAGCGGCCGAGGTATTGGACCAAGAATGCAACGATTCAGAAGGCGGCCGCTATGATTTTGATTAAACTTTTCGCCGCCGTGCTGATAATTCTGCGAAGATTGTAGCCGGCTAGTTTTCCCCTCGGCGGCGCCATGCGGCGCCGCCTTTCACCCCGATACTGTTTTCAGGTGCAGTATCGGGGTTTTTTATTTCACCAAGCGAACCGCGGCCGGTGCCGGGGTTTGCTCGACCATGCGGCGCAGTTCCGCCTTAGGTTGATCAACCATATCCGGCGCGCAGAATAGTTGCTTTTTAGTTTGATGCTCGCGCGTGCCAACGCGGCCGAGGTCTACCC